GAAGACCGAATATCCAACACTGTGTTGTTTCCAGCACTACGTAAAAGTGTTACAGGCGTATTTGATTACGGTAATAAGTATTTATCTTGCCCTAATGATTTTTTGTCTGTATTTTCGTTAGCGACTATCGATAATGATTTGAACTACGAGTACATGCTGAATAAAGACGTTAGCTTCTTACGATCAGCGTACCCAAATGTTAATGATAATACCCGAGGTATCCCACAGTACTACGCATTGTTTGGGCCTACTGTAATTTCTGGAGCTACTACAAACGAATTAAGTTTTATTGTAGCCCCTACGCCAGACTTTCCATACAACGTAGAACTGCACTATTACTATTATCCCGAATCAATTGTGCAAGGAAGCATTACTGCTTCTACATTAGATAACGCCGGTAACTTCGACTACACTAATGGGGTTTACCACAATGTCCCATTAACAGGCGGATCAGGTTTTGGCGCACAGGCGACTATTATAGTCGCTGGAAATTTTGTTGATTCTGTAACAATAACAGCCCCGGGTTCGTATTATCTTGTGAATGATGTTTTGTCAGCTCCTTCAAACCTTATAGGAAATGGTACAGGCTTTACTGCGATCGTAAACAATATAAGTAATCCTACTGGCACTTCATGGATTGGCGATAACTACTCCCCTGTGTTGCTTTACGGCTCTTTAGTCGAAGCATATATTTTTATGAAGGGTGAGGCTGATATGATGGCTACTTACGACAAAAAATTCCAAGACGCTATAGGACAACTTATTCGTTTGGGTGGTGCTCTGGAGCGTGGTGATACATATCGTGATGGTCAATACAAAGGGAAGGCAGCTCCATAATGGCTATTCAACAAGGTCTGACAAACAGTTTTAAAAATGACATGTTCCAAGCAGGTCAGAATATTATTACAGGTACTTTAAAGATGTCCCTGTATACGTCTTTTGCATCAATTGGGTCGGCGACTACGGCTTATACAACCGATGGCGAAGTAGCGTCTTTTGGAACAGGGTATACGACAGGTGGCAATATCGTAACAGGCGCAACAATAAGCACAGATACGACTACGGGAACCGTGTATGTTAGTTTTGATAACGTGTCTTGGCCTAACGCTAGCTTTACCGCCCGAGGCGCTTTGATATACAACACAAGCAGTAGTAATAAGTCCGTGCTAGTACTGGATTTTGGCGCAGACAAATCGTTTAATGCAATTAACAACACCGTCACTATGCCTGTTAATTCAGCAACAACGGCGTTAATTCGTTTGCCTTAAGATACTATTATGCAAAAAGAATCTGGAAGTTATGGAGATAGCGCCGTAACATCGATGCAAATAAAAGGAAATAACGTTCCAGAAACTTCCAATATTGAAGGCCATTACCACGTTATTTGTTATGACAAAAATGGCAATATTAAATGGGAAGAGAAGTTTCCCAATCTAGTCATGGTTGGCGGTAAAGAGTTACTGTTTAATACGCTTTTGCGCACATCTGGTACTTATACGACTACTGGGCCGTTTCTTGGGTTATTAAAACCCGGCTATATTCCTGCCGCCGCGGATACAATGTCTTCTATAATTGCCCCCTATGAATTTACTAACTACACAGTAAATGGGGTATCGGCGCGGGGTAAAGCTGTATTTTCAGCGGCTACTTCATCAGGTACAACCCCTACAAACGTAACTACTTGTACAGCTTTAGCGATTAGTTATGTAGTTATAGGGGCTGGCGGTATTATTGCAGGATGTTTTTTGACTACTGGTACGAACGCGGTATCTGCGCAATTAAGCACAACAGGCACGCTATATTCTGCGGGTAATTTTACCACTGCTAGAGTCGCAGTAAACGGGGACAGGTTTGTCGTGATTTATAGTACAACGGCTACTTCATAATGTTTGGCACATCGGCATTTGCAGAAACTCCGTTTGCATCTCTTGTAGGAGTTATTTACGTACTTACTATTACAGAAAATATAAATTTTATAGATTTTTATAGTGGTCGTGGGTGGGCTAGTATTTATACTAACGGGAACGCAAATTGGCAAACAATAAATAGCGAAGGAGCCTATATAGACCCGTTGTGGGAGCTAATAGACACCGCTACAAATTCAAGCTGGACTGATATAAATACGGAGTAATCATGGCTTTAGTTTTACAAGACCGAGTTCAAGAAATAGCTACGGCAAATACAACCGTTAGTTTTACACTTGTCGGCGCGGTTACCGGCTTTCAGTCCTTTTCAATTATTGGAAATACCAACACAACTTACTACGCTGCTACTGATACGTATGGTAATTGGGAAGTGGGTATTGGTACGTATTCAACTACTGGCCCTACACTAACACGAACAACAATTCTTTCATCCAGTAATGCTGGTTCTGCCGTAACTTTTTCTAGTGACAGCGGCGCGGTTAACGTATTTTGTACATACCCTTCAGAACGCGCACTTTATGTTGATTCTGCTGGCACTACATTTAACGCACCCAATACAGTTATCACAAGTTCGTCATCAGCTGATGCTTTGCGTATTACGCAAACAGGTAGTGGTAATGCTCTAGTAGTAGAAGATGAAGCTAATCCCGACAGTACGCCGTTTGTAATTGACACCAATGGGAATATTGCATCTGGATTATCAAGCACAGCTGTAGCAATGGAGATTTACAGAACTAGTAATGCTTCTTTTCGTATTGATGGAGATGGAACTACTAGTACAGTACAGGCCCGTTCATTTAGTAATTTACCAAGTACAGCAACAGTTGCAAATTTTGTACGGGCTAGAGGAACAAAAGCTAGTTCAACAATTGTCCAATCCGGAGATTTGCTTTCTCAATACAGAGGTTCTGGTTATGATGGGTCGGCATTTATTCAAGCTGGAAACATAGAATTTTATGTAGACGGCACACCCGGCGTTAACGATATGCCGGGTAGATTAGTATTTAACACTACCGCTGATGGAGCATCATCACCTACTGAACGGATGCGTATTGATAATGCAGGTAATGTTGGTATTGGTACTACTTCACCCACTACTAAACTTCACGTTCGTAGCGATGCAGACGCACTTACTGTAATTGAACAAATCCAAAATAGAAATGCGGGGGCAAGTGCTGGTGGAACAATTGCTTTTATAAATTCCATTACTGATATTGTTGACAACAAGTATTCATATATTGGGGCAATAACAACAGGCGCGGCTCAAAATGGAAATAATCTAGTATTCGCGACTAATCCAAATGGGAGTTCAGCAGTTGAACGGATGCGTATTGATAGTACGGGAAATGTTATTATTGGCGCTACAAGCGCAGATACTTTAATTACAGGATCGCCATTTCAAATTCTCGGTGATGGCGCTGCCGCTAACGCTGGTATGGCTAGGTATCAAACAGGAAGTCTGTTTTCGCCATCATTTACCTTCTATAAAACAAACGGAACCAAGTCAGCGCCAACTACTGTTGTGTCAGGCGACAGAATGGGGCTACTTAGTTTTAATGGATATGATGGCGCAACATTTGTCCCCGCCGCAAGAATTAGCGCAGAAGTAGACGGCACACCCGGCACTAACGACATGCCGGGTAGATTGATATTTTCGACAACTGCCGATGGGGCATCAACACCTACTGAGCGCATGCGTATTGATAATGCAGGTGCGGTTGGCATAGGAAGTACAGCATTAACTGGATACAACTTACGTATCGGTAAAAATCTTATTGGTGCAACTACTGCTCTTGGCGTTGACGTTACTTCAACCATTATGTCTGACGTAACGGTAAGTGGAACAGGATTTAGGACTCAGCTTACTACTGAGGCAGCATCATTTACCCTTGGAAACATTACTCACTACAATTCCACTCAGTTAACCCTTGGCGCTGGCTCTACTGTTACTAACCAGTATGGTTATATTGCAGGGTCTACGTTAACTGGTGCGACTAATAACTACGGTTTCTACGGAAACATAGCCTCTGGTACAAGTCGCTTTAACCTATACATGGCTGGTAGTGCCGACAACTACATGGCAGGATCGTTGGGTATTGGCACAGCAACTATAACAGGTAATATTTTACGTATTGCTAAAACTATTACTGGCGCTACTGGGGCTGCTGGTATTTCAATATCAAGCGTTACTCAGTCTGATGTTACGTCTGATGCACGTTATTACAGAACAAGTGTTGGCACAGCAGCAGCAGCATTTACTTTACCAGCACTTAATCATTTCTATGCGGCTCAGGGAACTTTTGGTGTTGGTTCGGTAGTAACCAATCAATATGGATTTCAAAGTGAAGTAAATCTTACAGGTGCAACCAATAACTATAGTTTTTACGGGTCTATTCCTGCTCCAACGTCAGGCATTACTACCACAGGCACAATCAGCAGCATTTCTAGTAGCGGTACAACAGTCACGGTTAACCATAACGCAATCACTTACACCACCGGACAGACGGTAACTATCACGGCTACAGCAAATGCTACTGCTTTAACGACAAATGCTACTTGTACGATTCTGACTGTAGGAACTACTGACTTTACTGCAATTGGTGCTGCGTCAAATACTGTCGGAGTTTCGTTTACTGCTAGTGGTGCAGGTACAGGTACAGGCACAGTTACTCTTAACGTACAGGGTTCAGGTAGAACTGTTGCTACTCCCGCATCAGGTACATTTACATATACAACCAGCACTACCCAAAACTTTGCGGCTGTTACCGTTACTGGATCAGTTATAGTTAGTACGCGCTATAACCTGTACATGGCAGGTACTGCGCCAAATTATTTTGCTGGCGATATGCAGTTTAATAAAACAGTTACGGCTACTGGAACAACAGGTGCAAGAACAATTGATAAAAATGCTGGTACAGTAAACTTTGCAGCAGCAGCCGCATCTTTAGTAGTGACCAATAGTTTAGTAACCGCAAACAGTATTATTATTTGCACAGTAGGAACAAACGATACAACCATGAAATCCGTCCAAGCTGTTGCGGCGGCTGGTTCATTTACTCTTTATCCAAGTGCTGCACCAACAGCAGAAACAAGAGTCAACTTTATTGTGATTAACTAAAATGAACACATACGATTACAAAATTATTGACATGATGCGTGACGGTTCAGGCATTGTGCAGACAGTAGCTTTTACTATTACAGCGTCAGATAACACCGATAGCTTTACGCACAATTACTTTACTGCGTTACCTGCTCCTAAAAGCGATCCAATTGATTACGCCGATTTAACTGAGGCTGTAGTTATAGCATGGGTTAAAAAATTGGTTGGCGATCAATCTCAAGAATCGGCTGATGCTGAACTTGCTGCGTACAAACTGCGCAAAAATGAAGTTAAACAAAACGGTATGCCTTGGTAAGGGGTGAAGAATGAATTGGTCAGACGCACTTAAAGCAATTGTGCCTATTGTGGTTGCGAGCATAGCTTGGCTACTTGGCGAGGTTGGTTCATTCAATACCCGTCTAACTAAGATTGAAGGCTCTATGCCAGCGTTGATTACCCCACAGGGTGTACCTACTGACAGCCCGTTAAGTGCAGAAGCTAGGCATAAGCTCAAAGAAGATATTTACAAAGACCTACATGACTTGCAAGTTCGCATCAAACTAATGGAAGAAAGGGCTAAAAAATAATGCTTACCCTAGCGTCAACGTTTCTATCATTTTTGATGGGTGGTTTGCCTAAACTACTCGACTTCTTCCAAGACAAGTCGGATAAAAGCCATGAGCTTAAATTAGCCCAGATGCAAACTGAACGGGAGTTACAACTACTCCAAGCCGGGTACGTAGCACAGCAGCATATCGAAGAAATCAAACTAGACGAGATTAAGACCCAGACACAATCTGCGGAGAAAGTCTCACTAATCGACGCACAAAATGCGGAGATGAATGCTATATACGCCCATGATACAGCGCTTTCTGAAGGCACATCAACATGGATGAAAGACCTACGCGCATCTGTGCGCCCTGTAATTACTTATGGTTTCTTCTTCTTATTGGTTGCTATTGATGCAACTTTGGCTTGGAAGGGTATGACTAGCGGTGTGGACTTTAATACATTAGCTAATCAGCTTTGGGATGATGAGACTCAAGCCCTGTTTGCTTCAATTCTTGCGTTTCATTTCGGTGGTCGGGCGTTTGGTAAATGATTAGCAAAAAAGCACTTGATATGATTAAGCATCATGAAGGTACGAAATTAAAACCGTATCGGTGCCCTGCTGCCCTGCACACAATCGGCGTGGGACATGTACTTTATCCGGAGCAAGCCAAGTTATCTATGGAAGACCGGATTAAATACCCGATTAGACCGGAAGATAACCGCTTGTTTACAATGGAGGAAGTAGATGCCATACTTGCAAAAGACCTTGATCGTTTTGCTGCGGGAGTTCTGCGCTATTGCCCTAACGCTTCTAATAATCAAAGCTGGCTTGACGCTCTTGTAAGTTTTAGTTTTAACGTAGGTTTGGGCACATTGCAACGCAGCACACTGCGACAGAAACATAATCGGGGCGACTATGCGGGAGCTGCCGAAGAGTTCTTAAAGTATTCCAAAGCCGGTGGTAAAGTCTTAAAAGGACTTGAGAACCGCCGCAAAGACGAACGCGCAATCTATTTAGGAAACTAACATGTCTAGTACATACTCACCCGATTTACGTATCGAACTTATTGGTAACGGCGAACAGTCGGGTACTTGGGGGTCAACGACCAATAATAACTTTCAGTATGTGCTAGAAGAAGCGATTGCAAAGACGGCTAGTGTAACTACTACCAGCGTAGACCAAGCATTAGTAGCAAATGATGGCGCTATAAGCGATGAAGCTCGGTGTGCGGCTCTTGCGTTAAGTACAACATCAACTCCCACAGCAGGGCAATCTTATAACGTTTACGCACCTCCTGTACAAAAATTATATGTCGTAAAAAATTTAAGCGGAAGTTATAGCTGCACAATTTACGCAAGCTCTGTTCGCGGTAATACCACACCAGCGGGATCGGGAGTTACCATACCCCCGTCTGGTTCTGCTTTAGTGCGTTGTACTGGAACAGACATGGTTGAGCAACTTAACTATGTAGCCGGTAATTTTACAGTAGGCGGCACAACTAATTTTTCTAGTAACGCCACTTTTGGGAGTGCACGTTTATCAGCTACATATACTCAAGGCGCTTCTGTTAGCACTGCAACATTTACGGTTAATAATTCCTACGTAGCGGGTACAACTCAAGTTTATATTATTACCACTTCCGGCACGTTCCCTTCAGGTATTTACTTAGTTAATACAGCGTCATCTAGCAACTTCACTGTTATTAACCCCATTACCTATCCCACTGCTATATCTGGTACGGCACTTGTTACGGACGATTTAATAACAATAAACGGCGCTATTGGTGCGGGAGTAGTAATTGATGGTAGTAGCACAATACCTGCACTACGTGTAACTCAAACCGGTGCTGGAAACGCGTTACTTGTAGACGACGACACTAATCCAGACAGTACGCCGTTTGTGATTGATACTAACGGGCGCATTATTACTGGTGCTACGGCTTCAATATCTGGTTTTTCTACCGGCGCTGTAATTCCGCGTATACAAGAACTTGGTACCGATGCCAACGGCGCAGCATTGGGGTTAGCTTTATTTAATTCCAGCACAGCGCAAATAGGCCCATCGTTGGAGTTAGCAAGGTCGTACGCAACATCAGGAGTAGGATCGTTTGTCGCAGTACCTGCTGGAGCTTTGTTAGGTACAGTTAATTTTTCTGCGGCAAATGGTAGTACGTTTCAACCTGCTGCAACTATTCGTGGGGTTGCAGATGGGGCAGTTTTTACAACTAGTGCGCCGGGATATCTCTCAATTAGCACCATACCCGCGCTATCAACTACTTTAGTTGAACGGCTTCGTGTTAATAGTGATGGCAACATTATTGTTGGTGCTGGTGAAGCATCCGCGTCTACTACAGGAAATACTGTTCGTGGTCCTAATCGTACTGGCACTAATGTGGCAGGTGTAAATCTTACTATTGCAGCGGGTAATGGCACTGGCACGGCTGGTTCTGGCAGCATAGTATTACAAACAGCCCCCGCTGGCACTTCAGGTACCGCCCAGATAGCAATGGTTGATCGTGTAACAATTTCTTCAGCCGGTCTAGTATCTGCTAAGTACGGCACGATGGACACCACTACATTACCCTCAGAAGCTATTTACCGTTTAGGGGCAAACTACACCCCTACAGCTAGCACTTCGCAAATATCAATGTTTAATGCGGGGATACCTGTAGCGGCAAACACTACGTATGAAATAGATATGTCGTTTGTTTTAACAAAAACCGCAGGTACCACGGCGCACTGGATATGGTTAGCTCTTGATGCAGGAAGCGGCACTATTAGTAGCGCAAACTATTGGGTTAATGGGTATTACGCTACGTCTGCTACCGCGCTTACTTTTGGTCCTATTGCAGGGGCAACGGCAACGGGCAGTCTTTTTGGAATTATACAAACCCCTTCTGCGACACTTGCAACAGGGCCAATGAGTACTAATGCAAACAATGTATTTCAAGCCAAAGTTATTGGAACAATTACATTTACTACAGCGGGTACATTTACGCCAAAGTATTTAACGTCTAGCTCGTCAACGGTTGCTACGGGAGTAGCTGTAGGCCCTTATACAACTCAAGCGGGGTCGTACATAAAAATTCGTGCTTTAAGTACGGCTACTACGCCTGCTATTAACGTCGGTGGTTGGGTCTAAGGAGTAAACCGTGCCTTTACAAAAGCTCCAATTTCGTCCGGGCGTTAACCGCGAAGGTACTACACTTGCCAACGAAGGCGGTTGGTTTGAGTCCGACAAGATACGGTTTCGTTCTGGTTATCCTGAAAAGATTGGTGGTTGGTCGATAGTTGATAACGCAGCTAATACAGACGGTACGTATGCTAATTTTGTAGGTGTTGCACGGTCTTTGTGGAATTGGGCTACGCTCCAAAATGTTGTTTTATTAGGTCTTGGCACTAACTTAAAATTTTATATAGCCTACGGTGGCGCGTACTACGACATTACACCTACTAGAAGCACCACTGCGGCTGGTGATGTAACTTTTGCAGCTACTGACGGCTTGCCCACTATCACAGTTACTGATGCAGCTTTTGGTGGGGAGACGGGGGATTTTGTTACATTTAGCGGAGCTAAAGCATTAAGCACTCAAACCTACACAGCAAACGCTACAACAGATGTAATTACGTTTACAACAGCGCTTGCTAACGGCACTACTGTTCAATTATTTACGACTAGCGCCGCGCCCGGCGGATTGGCTACGGGTACTACTTATTATGTTATAAACGCATTGGGGGCTACCTGTAGTTTGTCGTTAACCTCTGGCGGTGCAGCTATTAACATTACTAGTACTGGAACCGGAACACAAACACTTGCTAGAACAGACGGTATAACCGCCGCTGTTTTAAATCAACAATACCAAATAACCACTACTGGGACTAGCACTTATACTATTCAAGCTCGTGTAGCGGGCACATCTGTAGAATTCCCGGGAGCACTTGTTTTAGCTACTGCTGATGATACCGGAAATGGTGGGGCGGCTACCGTTGGTAAGTACGCTCTTTCACAAGGCTCTGCAATTGCTACGTATGGTACTGGTTGGGGCGCGGGACCTTGGAATGCTGGGTCGTCAGGTGATTTGTGGGCGCATGGTTGGGGTACGGCGTATACATCAGGTGTATCAGGTCTTGGCGCACAAATGCGTTTATGGAGTCAAGCAAACTTTGGACAGCAATTACTTTTTGCACCAAGAGGCGAATCTATTTATTATTGGAACCCCGGTTCAAACACCACGCCAACTTTTACTAACAACCCCGGTGTAGCTCTTACTTCTAATAATACAACTCAATGCCCTTCGCAGGTGTATCAGGTGATGGTGTCGGATGCGACACGTATCGTCATTGCGCTAGGTTGTAATAACTTCACTGCTACTTTAGGCGGGGATGGTGCTTTTGATCCTTTGCTTATTCGTTGGTCTACTAATGAAGATTATACGGTGTGGTCACCAGCAGTAACAAATCAAGCAGGTAGTTATCGTTT